GGTTCCTATAGCCCCGCTACCGGCAACCCCTACTGGGGTTATGTTCGCATCCCCTTTTGCCGAGGAAGTCCCAACTTGTCCGGTCCCAGAGACTCCCGATGGAGATCCGGTTACATTAGCAGCACCACCAGAAGCCACAGGTGCCCCCACGGCCCCTGTCCCAGACACACCATTAGGGATTGCGGTGGCACTACTGCTTGAAGCTGCCTCCCAGAACTCCGACCCGGTCACGGCCCCCAGGACGCCTTCGTCCCGGAGGTTCTGAGCCGTGGCGCGGGTGGTCCAGAGCATGGCTACTTGGCCCCGATAGCGAAGGAGCCGACGCTGGTGCCGGTGCTGGTCGTGGTCGTCCAGTACATCGCGTTTATGCAGGCATTCGCGCCTACCTTGGGCATCGAGAGCGCTGCGAAGTCCCTGGTGTCCGCATAGTTCGCGGCGAGGCTCAGGAACGGCGCCAGCCGCTTGACCGCCGTGACGCCGAAACTGCCAGCGGTGCCCGTGCTGGCGCTGAGGGTCACGGAATCTACCGTCTTGATCCACTTGCCTACGGTGCCAGCGGGGGGCTGGATCGGAAGCATGCGGTAGGCAGGCAGTGAGGCCGCAATGGTGACAGCCGTGGACCCGGTGGACGCATCGTTGTATGTCACAGCGCAAGTGGCAGTGACGCCAGTGGAGCCCGTGGCCGTATACCACTCCAGATACCACTCCACATCGGAGTAGTCCGACGAGCACCGGCCATCGCTAACGGGCGAACTCATCGCCGCGCCGGTGGACTGGGCTGTGGTCACGGTCCCGCTGAGACCGCCCATGTGACCCAGGCGGTCGATCAGCCACTTTCCCTGCCCCGCGTTGGCCTGAGCGATGGAGCCCCACAGCAGGCGGCAGGTAGCGGTGCCGGGATTGACGTAATTGGGGTTGTACGCCCCGAGCGTGGCATTGGTTGGGTTCGCCCACGCTCCGGGAGTCGCACCCGCCGCAGGCGCTCCGCCCTCCTGCCAACCTGAATACCAGTTGGAGGCTACGGCGGTCAGGCTCGTCTTGTAGAAGTTGAATCGTCCACCCGCGCCGGAATTGCCAGCGGCAGCGAGGGCGGAGACGACATCGGAAGTGGTGGCGAAATCGGTCATGGCATAACCCAATCAATAGAGCTGATAACAACCATTTAGGCTATACGGATGACTGCGGTTGCTCCAGGTGCGGGTAACTGCAAGGTCCAGGTTCCGTTGCTGGAAGTGGCAGAGGTAAAGGTCAAGATAGCGATGATCTTATTCGATTTACTGCTGTTGTAGATCACCGCAGCATCAGCCGTGATTGAACTGGAGGGCCAGTTTGGATCAGTCGTCCAATCCAGATACCCAGTCGTTCCAGATGTAGCGGAGGTGTAACCCGCCATTGTGAATCCGCCCTGGGTATAACCATTAGCCGTAGCCAATTCCCCAGTCGTGGAATAGGTGGTGGATGTGGCATCGAGTGACGCATTAGCCTGGACATATAGGGCGCACTTGTAGACATCACTGGAAACATGAACACCTGCTAGGAAGTCAGCCTTAGCCTGGGTGGGGATGCAAGCAGTAACAGCCATTTAATTCTCCTCCCCTTCTTCTTTTGCCTGGTCTTCAACGATCATTTCAACACCTTCTGGGTATGCGGTTGCGTCCATGGTCAATTCCTGTCCAAAGTTGAGTAATCACCCTGAACCAGCACCCCAGAAGCAGGCGCAGCGGTGAAGGTCACGGTGTAGCCGCTGATCGTGTAATCCGCGGTCACGGTCTTCAGAACCCCATCCAGATAGATCGCTGGCGTCCCGAGGTGGTCAAGGTCAGCATTGTTGCCCATCAGGAACGCCACATTTACGCCATCCCCGAAGATTGGGCTGAGGTTCATCTTCACGCCCATCAGGCATCCTCCTCAATGATCCCTACCGGCTTCCCATAGGCATCCGTCTGGATGGTGCGCCGCTTGGGTCCACTGGATCGTTTTAGTGCCTCAGCGATGCTTTGGAGCGCCGCTGTGTGACCCTGCATCATCATCTGTATGGGATCGGGCTTTGTCTCTCCTGCCTCGACACGCGGTGCCTCTTGGACGGGTTCGGCGGCTTCAGCCCGCGGTGGTTCCTGGGCCTCATGTGGCCGGGACAGGCCATCGTGCATCGCTAGAACAAGCTGCTGGAGCTCCTCATGCTCGGTCTGAAGTTCTGCCAGTTGAGCCAGCAGAGCATCATTTGCACCCTTGGCATCAATCTGGGCCTGGACCTTGATCAGCTCAGTCTCATTGTTCATCCGAGCGATCTCAAGTTTGGTTTGAGCATCCAGCTGGGCTTTCGCTATATCAGCCTGGAGTTTGGCGTTCTGAGAATCCAACTGATCCGATACCTCATGGACCTTCTGCGTCAGCTGCTCGATCATCTGACCACTCTGCTGCTCCTTCTGCTGGATCTGCTGGGCCAGTTCGGGGGGAATCTGTGGGCCACCCTGCGGGCCTTCGGGCTTGTCCTGGAGCGCAGGGGGCAGTGTCTTCTTGAGCCGTTCCACGAGCTGCGGGGCAATCTGGAAGTCCATCATGGAAGCGATCAGGTCAGGGGCAGCCCCGGTCAGGAGTTGACCCATCGGCCCCTGCATCAGCGACTCAAGCAACGCCAGGTTCTCTTGCCGCTTGGTCTGGTAGCCAGGGCCAACGCTCACCGTCACATCGTAAGTCCCAACAGACAGGTCATAGACCTTCTGGAGCCCTGTGACCTTGTCTTTAACCCCACTAGGGCCATTGATCACGGCTAGATCGGTGGTGTCATCAGGTTTGATGATCCGAACCGTCCGCTTCGTGTCGTAAATCTTGGGCACAAGGTCAATCAGAATCCTGCCCAGGTGCCGGATGGACCGAGCCAGGTTATCGGCATAGTGGAATGAACCAGCCTGGCCCTGCCGCTGAAGCTGACGGATCGCCACACCAGACTGTGCTGACTCCCGGTTGCCCAGGTTCGCGTCATACATGCCTGTGGTGGCCTTCAGATCATCAATGGCCCCCATCATGGCGCCCGTGATCGCTTGGATTGGGGGCTCGATCATGTTCCGCTGAGGCGGTGGCAGGGGGCGCTGCTGGCTGTCGAATGCCTCGTATTCCAGGACGGAGATGGGCCGCTTGTTGGCATTCTGCCAGATGTTCCGCATGTTGCCCATGAAGCCCTTAGGCCCAACCCATGGAGCCTTTGGAGCCAGCGCGATGGTTTCAGCCTGAGCAGACTTCCAATAGTTGAACGCCCTCTGAGCATCCTTGGCAGAGCGAATCAACCCGCTCCAGGTCCGCTTGCCATCCACATTCAGCTCGGTCCCATATACTGGGACGATTGGAATGTATTTCCCGGGCCAAACCGTCTGATCCAGGATCTCAATAGCATTCAGCTTGAACCACTGCACCTCAATCTGGACACTGTTTCGACTGTCCAGTGCCTCCACGCCCTCAGGCAATTCGGTGACCGTCCTACCATCCTCAAGGCGGTAAATCTTCACGGGCTTGCGGACACGGCGGAAGTATTCAGTGACCATGACTCCCGAACCATCCTTCTGAACCCATTCAGGTGCCGTGTCACCCATGCTCGTCCAGTCCCCATCATCCAGCCCGGCCATCTTGGACTGCGGATATTCGGCCCGGTAGGAACTGCTGGACATATATGAGGACACGAAGGCCCACTCAGCATCTGCACCGTCTGGCTCAGTGGATGATGGGTCCATGTAGACCATGTGCGGATTGGGAATCCGAGCGATCTTGACCTCTTGGTCGAAGCTCTCTGGACTGGAATAGTCAGTCAGCACCCGGAAGTAGCCCCGGCCACATCGGACCTGGGACTCAAATGCCGTGTCCACAGCCGTATCACCGTTGGACTGGTAGGCGATATGCCGAATCATCCCCTGGAATATCTCGGCAGTCTCTTTGTCTGCCCCATCCCCAACTGGATTCACGCTCGGTTGGGGACGGTTCTGTCGCTGCTCATTCACAATCTGGTGAATGAACGGCCCAAGGCGGTCCACAGACAGGCACGGACGGCCCTCAGCGTCACGCTGGGATCGAATATCACTGGGCCACTGCCCGTCTGGGTCACAGAATCGCAGGTCATCCAGCTCGAGCTCACGCTGATTCGCATCAGCCTCCGCAGCTGCCTTGAACCGCGCCTTTGCTTCACTCAGGAGGTCGGCATGACCATCCTCAACATAGGCAGATATCTTTTTTCGCCTACTGAAGATGCCCATTAGAGCCTCCCTTCGGTGATCCTTACGAGCGAGACTTCTGGCCTGGGATCGTGACGACGATCACACGTCCTCTCCACATTGGCAATTTTGGATTCCAGCACCTGGACCTTCCCGGAGGTTACATGTGCCAGTTTTTCAACTTCGGTGATCCATTCGTCCCGAAGGACATTGTCTGATTCAATGTGGTCCAGACGATTAGAGAACAGGCCCTGGATCGTATCTGACAATTTGGAGTTCGCAACCCGCTGTGAGATATGGACGGTCACACCAATCGCAACCATCCCGATCCAATCTGACGGTGTCATCGCTTCCCCCCAATGAACCCAAGTCCAACACCCAAGACAAAGCCCTTGAATCCACCCACCCACTCATGGGTGGCGGCCACATGCTTCTGAGCGTCCAGGGCGATCTCCAGTCCCACAGCCCTGCGCCGCTCAGCCTCGAAGGCTAGGCGCCATTCCTCGGACTGCCGTGTTTTGTCACTCAGTGCGACTTTGAGGGTCCCGATCTGTTTGTCCTGGGCTGATACCAGTCCGTCAAGCGCGGCGATGGTCTCATCTCGATCATCAGTGGCCACAGGCTCAGCATGGGCCGGATTGGAACCAGCCGGATCAGGAACGGGAAGGACCGGCTTGGCTGCCAGGAGTTTGCGAAGCCTCGCCACTTCGGCCCGTGCCCGATCCACGCTTGCCTGGGCTTCTTCCAGCTCCTTCGCATGATCCGGGACATCCTGGGCTTGGTGAGCATGGGCACTGGCTTCCCCCTTGGCTTCGTTTGCTTGGGCTTCCCCTTGGGTCACCTGCCGCTGGTGGTAGGCGTCCAGTGCGAATACGGCTGCGCCGATGAGCCCAATGACAAGGCCAGCGACAAGCAGGATGTGAGACAGGCGGGGTGTCATGGAGCCTCACCTGACTTGTCTGCCACCCCCGGAACAGGGACAGACGAGGCGTCTTTCTTGCGGTAGGCGTTGCCTGCCAACCCCGCAGTGATGCCGGATACAAAGGTCAGGGCAGCTGCGGCCCCTGATCCCAGGTCACCGTGGGCACGAATCCACATGGCGCAGGCCACGCCGATCATCAGGGTGATTCCGCACAGGCTGATTGAGGCAATGGCGACGATGTGCCGCTTGGTGCTGGGCTCGCCAGCATGGCTCAGGGTGCGCTGAATCCAGGAGATCATGTCACCACCCGATAGTCCCAGTTCCCTGGCCCACCGCTGGCCTTGAGCGCCTGTCGCCGGGGATTCTCACCTGAACGGGCAATAGCCAGGTGAATCCAGGCGCCGCACTCCAGGATCACCTGATCGTATGGAAGCCCGCTGAGCCGGATCTGGTCGAATGCCAATTCAAGGTTCATGCCTTCTGGCACAAAGTCAGCCGCCCGCCCGTCCATGTGAGCCGATGCCTTGGAACCCCCAACCGCCTGGTTCACGCTCGGACTTCGATAGCCCGAGTTGATATGGAGCGGCGTTCCGAGCATCCACCGGACAGGCTCAAGTAGGGTTTCACAGAGCAGGACCAGGTTTGCCACTTCCCCGGCATTTGGGGAATTGTCCAGACCACGACGAAGGGCCACATCACTGTGGCTCAGTTCCTCTAGGCTGAAGTGCTGGCTGAGTTCCACGGGCACCTGATAGGTGCGGCGGCTCAGGTTAATGGTAGGCCAGTGGTTGCGCCCGGTTTGTGGTTGAGTGCCGCCGTTCCACTAGAGTCATCCAGGCCTGTTTCACCCATGGGAACTAAGTCGCATATCGCCTCCGTAACAGTTCCTTCTTGTATGCTTTCCATACCTGGGTCCGGCTGATCCCAAGCCGCATCATGATGGTATGAGGGTCTACGCCACGGCTCCGAAGCTCATATACCTTCACGCGGATCAGCAGGTGGCCTAGTCCGGCACCTGCCTTGTGCATCTGTTCGAGCACATCCAGGGCCAGGCCCTCTGCCTCCAGATAAGCGGGCATCGCGGCGTGTCCGTGGGCGATGAGGCTCTTAGCGAAGGCTTCAACCAGGATGTGGATCGGATCGTTCATGGTGCCTCCAGAGGTTGCCATCAGCCCATCCACCCCATCCCGCTTGCGCGGCCAAAGTATTCCTCATCATCCACCACCGGAACCTCAGGCGGGTTAGCCTGCATCGCCCAAGCCATGCCATGCACCCATGCGTCCACCTGGTCATCGTGAGGGGCGCTGGGGAAGCCGGCCATCTCATCCACGAAGTCAGACAGCCAGTGCGCCCCGTTGGGCAGGTAGCACAGCCCCGCCTCATGTGTCGGGGTCACAGCATTAGCGCGGCTCACCTTGTCCTTGTCTGCCTTGACCGGGATCAGTGGTATGCGGGTGTTCCGGCCCAGTTCCTGGATCAGTGACTGACCAGCGGCTGCGTCCTCTACCAGCACCGCGTGGGCTCCCCACTTCGCCGCCTGAGCCATCACGGCCCTCTTCAGGTCCGGGAACTCCAGCCGATCCCTCCAGCAGTCCAGCACATAATACCGATTGACGCTGATCCCGATGGTCACACCCACACTGTAATCGTTCAGGCTGCCTTTCTTAAATGCCGTATCCCAGGCTTGAACCACCTGGAAGCATCCAAGCGCAGATATGAGTGACTTGGGCTCATGTTCTGTCGGGGTGTAATACTTCCAGTTCTCTCGCTTGAACACGCTACCTTCGGCGGCGCTGGGCCTCTGCTGGTAGAGCGCAGACCAATCTCGGGAGCCGACAGACTGCCGGATGATGGCTAGTTCCTCGACTGGGTAGGCTTCGGGCCACAGCGCAGCGCCTTCCTCCCGCCCCAAAGGATCATCGGGCTCTGCCAGTGCCGGGAGATTGAGCACATCCCAGCCCTCATGGGCATGGTCCCGCTGGAGCCATCCGGCCAAGTCATCATCATGCCATCGTGTCTGAATCACGACAATGGCGCCCCCCGGCATGAGCCGGGTTCGGGCAACCCCCGTATACCAGTCCTTGAGCCGTTGGCGCATGGTCTCGGACTCGGCATCCTCTCGGCCCTTGATCGGGTCATCAATCAGGAGGAGGTCAGCACCGCGCCCAGTGATCGGTCCACCGGCTCCCACGGCGAAGTAGGCCCCCCGCTGGGCCATGTTGAACCTATTGGCGGCCTGGGAGTCATCAGACATGACCGAATCAGGGAAAAACCAGCAGTGCGCCACTGAGTTGATCAGATTCCTAACCTTGCGCCCGAAGTCATCAGCTAAACCCTGTGCATAGGTTGCCGTGATGACCTGGTGGGATGGGTTCAGACCTAGATACCAGGCTGGGAAGAACTCTGAAGCCAGCATTGACTTGCCATGGCGGGGTGGCATCTGAATGATAAGGCGTTTGATGGTCCCGTTCGCCACGCCCGTGAGCTTCTTAGCCAGGAGTTTATGGTGAGGCGCGGGGGTGTAGCCATCCCATTGGCCGACAGCGTAAGCCAGCAGGGGATAGCTCACGACTCGTCCATGAGGTCAGCCATTCTGCGAAGCTGGCTTGCCGTGAAAGGGGTTTTGACCGCTTCCTCGTTCCCCTTGCCCTTGTTTGCCGCGATCAACCCGAGCCCTGTGCTGGATGCTCTGTTCGCCGTGTCCAGTGCAGCGGCCACGGGTCGGAAATCCTCCGCAGTGCTGTTGTGATCCACTGAATCGGCCATCTTGTTTGCGATCTTGGCCAGCTTTGCAGCCGCGCTCGCCCCAGACGCTCCTGCGCTTGCAAGTCCTGTAGCGATTCCCTTTAGGCTGTCTGAAAGCGTAATAACGGAAGATCGTTCCGAAATAGGTAGTGAGTCCACCTCTTGATCAAGGCTAACTATTTTGTTCGCCAGGTCTTTGATTCTTTTCGTCTTACCTGAAAATCGTTCCGATATGCGGGCCGTTCCAACCTTGAACTCTCTCGACAGTGACGCCGCGCTTTCTCCTTGGGCCAGCCGCCTGCCGATCTCTCCCCATTGGCGGTCTGTGAGCTTTGAAGGTCTGCCAGCCATTACCGTTTCCCCCAGATAGAGTCCCAATACCGACATGCGACGATGGTTGTGATGATGGCGGCAACCCATAGGCCGAGTGCGGTGCGGGGGCGTCTCATGGCTGCGTCTCCTGTTCGATCCCGTCGGCCCATGCGCGGCACATTCCAGCCGCTCCAATCAGTTTCGCGCCGTGGATGGTTGCCTGGATCATGATGCCTCCCATGTGACTTTGGTCACAGTTGAATATTTACCCTTGACGATTCGGAACACTGGACCGATACTGTGTGTGTGGGGATTGGAACCCACAACACAGGAGCTACGATGACCATCAAACTCGCAACCGGACAAGACTTCGACAGAATGAATAACCGCGTTGCATACGATGCCCTGACTGAATTGGCTCGATACGCCTCCGGCATTGAGGGCCTGCCTGCCACCGTTACCGCCCGAGCCATTGAGTCCCGGTCCCACTTCGTCATGGAGGTATGGTGATGCCTCGCCCCACCACTCTCCCAGAACCATGGCGCTCCCTGGCCCTGCGGCTGGGGGGCGTCCAGGCGCTGGCCGATGCACTCCATGCGTCGGCTCGATCTGTCCACCACTGGGCACACGGGACACGGAAACCCAGCAGGCAGGCACAGGCGATGATTGACCAGGCGATGGATGGATCACGCAACATCCTTTAACTTGCCGTGTTTTTTGATGTATGCGTCAATTTCCTCGCGCTGTTTAAGTTCCATCCCCCTCGATCCAGTGGCGGCAAGGATGAAGGTCAGGAAGTCGGCAAACTCGCGCTTCCCCATGATGCGGGTAGAGTATCCAAGTGGCACAAGCTCACCGTCCAAGCCAAGGGCGAAGGTCGGACACTCGGATTTTTCCTTCCTGAACCCGGCCAAGAGAATCGTCTTCCATGCCTCCTTGGATGCTGGGCCCTTCTCGCCATTGATCACCATCGGCTGGTGTTTCTCCCACAGGGTCAGAAGGGGCCACAGGAGCCTGTTCTGCTCAAGGGTGCGGGTTTCGTCCTGGATCGTGACCCAGTAACCGTCAGGTGCCCCCATGATGGCCTTGCATGCGTTCGTCCGTGATGGATGGGGTAGGGGCTGGAGGCAGTAGGGGGGGAACTTGATCATGGTTCCTCCAGATGGGAGGGCTTATGCTTGGCGGTCGAGTCGTTCGATTTCAGCGAGGATGAGAGCGGCGGCCTTGACGAGGTTGCGCCGAGGCTCCACGGATGGCTTCCACCACTTCGGCTCCCATGGCCACTCTGGCGGCGCACCGCACAGGTCGTGGTCCAGAGTGATGTTGGATGACGCCTCCACGGCGTAGCAGGCGGCGGCCATGCCGAGTTCGCCATAGGGGTGCCCGTCATCGTGTTCGGGGGTCCAACCTTCTTCTTCGATCTGTCGCTGACGCTCGGCCAGAACATCCTCGGCGGCTTGGGTTTGGTTCATGGTTCCTCCAGATGTGCAATATCACTTGGATTTATCGAGGTTGCGCAGGTCGGCCAGTATCTTCTCGTCCGAAGGCCAGGTCAACTTGGTGTAAGAAAGGACTAGTGGCGAAAGGTCGGTCTCGTGGAGAATGGCCCGCGTCCGCTCTGCATGTTCCCGCTGGGGACCATACAGTGCCTCCCATGCCCGCTTCCCGATCCGGTGGAAAGCGTTGGGTCCGGTTCGGTGGCAGACGGCGCAGAGGCTGATGGCCTGATGATCGTCGGCCTTCTGCCCCATGCCCTGGCCATCGCGGGGGTGGTGTGCCTCGCTGGGTGGCGGGGCTCCGCAGACGATGCAGGGCAGGGCACGAACCAGTGCCAGGTGTTCCGGGTCCTCTACCCGCCCAACCTTGATGCGGGGGGCGGGCTTGCCCTTGCGCCTGGGTGTCGGGCGCTTGGGCCGGAGGGGGGACCTGCGTAGCATGATTAGCCGAGGGTGTTGGGCAGGGGGCGATTCTTGGGAGCGGGATTCGAGGATCGGTGGGTGCAGAACCCAGGCCGGGTGTGCCATGCCTCCAGCGAGGCCGCGCACTCCTGGCACGGGTGCGAGAATACGGCGGCGATCTGCTGTAGGGCGTATCCATCGGGATCGCTGGCTAGGGTGCGCTTGCCCTTCCCAGTGCGTTCATCCTCGGCCTTCAGGAAGTCCAGCCAGTCGCGGCCCTGGGTCTGGCCGTTGGAAAGCAGACTGTGCTCGTAGCGCATCACAGCATCAAGCCAACTTGCCATGAGCCTTGCAATCTCTGGCCTGCCCAGGCCGTAACGGTAGGCGACTCGGCATCGGGCCAGGAATTCGGCCTCGGTTAATCCTGTGGTTTGTTCGGTGGGAAGCATGTCGGGCTCCATTCTGTCGAAGGGCATTGGATGGTTCTCTGTTATGGAACGGCGGGGCTTGGTGCGCTTGGGACTCAGGGAGGTGCGCTTCATGCGACCTCCTGGAACTGTTCCGATCCTTTGGCAATCATGACCACGCCTCATCCGAACATGCCGCCCGCTGGAGGATCGCCGGCTCGGTTTCCCGGTCCAGTTCCCGGAACGTGTATGTCGAGAGATCTGCCTGGAGGTGGATGGTCCCCGTCTTCCCGCCCCGGTGCTTGGCCACGATCAGCTCGTAACTGGCATCCTGGCCCTCGCCCTTCCGGTGTATGAAAATCACGATGTCCGCGTCCTGCTCGATGGCTCCGGAATCCCGGAGATCGGACAGGTTGGGCCGGCGCCCATTTCCCTTCTCGATCTCCCGGTTGAGCTGGCTGAGAACCACCACGGGAATCCCGGCATCCTTGGCCATGAGTTTTAGGCCACGGCTGATGTCCCCGACGCGGATGGCCTCAGTCTGGCCCTTGCTCTGGCCTTTGGGGCTGGAGACGAGCTGGAGGTAATCCACTAGGGCGAGGCCCAGACCGCCGTATTTCGCAGCGGCGCGGTCCACGCGCCCCCGGATCTCGGGTATGGTGATCTCAGCCTGGTCGTCCACCAGCAGGGGCAGTCCGGCCAGATCCTCCCGGGCGATCTGGACACGGGCCCGCTCGGCATGGGTGAGATCCCCGGTGCCGAGGCGCATGGAATCCACGCCCGCAAGGTTGGCGGCCAAGGCCTCCCAGACCTCCTCCGCCCCCATCTCCAAGCTGAAGAGGGCTGCGGCAGCCGTGAACTGCGCGCATCGCATGGCCCAATTCCGGGCCATTGTGGACTTTCCGATACCGGGCCGCGCCGCCAGAACGATGAGTTGCCCGGGCTTGAAGCCCCCTTTGAGCATCCTGTCCAGCCTCGGGAGGCCTGTGGTCACACCGGGGATGCCCCGGCCCTCCCAGGCACCTTCCAGACGGTTCCAGGCCCCTTCCCCGATGGTCCCTATGGCCCGGAGGCCCTTGCCTTCCTTGGCGGAGGTCAGGTCAGCCAGACGGGATGACGCCATGGCGATGATGGCTTCAGGGGTATCTTCCTCGGATGCAGCCGCCCTGGTCAGTTCCGCGCCGGCGTGGATCAACTTCCGCAGCCTGGCCTTCCGGGCGATGATCTCAGCAAGGTGCATGGGGTTGCCCATATCGTCCGCTGCCAGGATCTCAATGACCCCTGTGGCACCCCCAGCCTTGCTGAGTTCGTGTGTCCGTTCCAGGGCATCTTTGAGTGTCAGGCTGTGGACCTCGGTCCCCTCTGCGAGAAGCACCTTGAGCGCGCGGAACACAGCCCGATGCCTTGGATGCACGAAGTCCTCATCTGCCAGGGACGCCACGGCCTCGAAACAGGCCGGGCCAGCACCAGGGGTGCAGACGGTGGCAAGAAAACTCCGCTCGGCATCCACGTCTTCAGGCATTTTGATGTCAGCTCGCATGGGGCACCTCCGATTTGCGCTTGGTGATCAGCAGGCGCACGTAGCCCACCCATGCCGCCTCAGCGCCCTCCTTGCCTACGCCGAAGAAGAATTGCGGGGCCTGGTAGCGGAACCGCTCGGACCCGAGGTAGCCCCTGCCGGCTTCGATGAGCAGGTCGGGCGTGACTTCTGGATGGGCCCTCAGGATCTCGTCCAGCCGCTGGCCCCATAGGCTCAGATCAACCCGGATCGGCCTCCCGTCTGGATCTTCCTTCCGCCATATGGGCCTGAGTTCCCCCACGATCCGGCTTGCCTCTGGGCTGAAGGCTTCCAGGATCTCCCCGCGCCCCCTGCGGCTACGCTTCCCCGGACCCGAAGGGGTAGGGGTAGAATCTTTTTCTTTCTTCCCACTTCCCACTTCGGTTTGTGTTTGGTTCACATCTGGTTCAGCAGATGGATAACCAAATGGTTCTGCTTTTGGTTTTCTTGGTCGCCCTCCCTTCTGCCCATTCAGCCGGAGTTGGTCACACTTCGACTCGTAGGCCTCCTGCTCCTCCTTTAGCCGGAGGCTGATGAGCCGGGAATCGTCACCCTCAACCGGGGTGAAGAATCGCTTAATCCAAACCAAATGCTTAACCATTTGGTTTTTGTTTGCGACACCGAGGAGCTTTCCAATTGCTTCTGGGTCGGAGGGAATGCAGCACCCATCCTCATTCGCAAAGGCCCACAGAAGCAGGAGCTTACCAAGGTGGTCATGATCCAGGAGCTTGACCTTGGGGTCCGACAGGATCTCTTTTGAGTAGAGCTTGAACCATGGAGCTGCCATCACGCCACCCCAGAGATCGGATCGTCGCCATAGATGTGACGGTGGGCCCTGGACAGCGCTGCCTTGGCCTTCAAGAGGCTCTCTACGGCCTCCTCGACCCTGATTTTGACGTAGGGGTCATCCTGGCCGGCGTGATGTTCCTGGGCCACCTGGACGGCAAGGGCGGAGGCTTGCATGGAGAGTTCGCGGAGGGTGGTCATGCGTCCACCTCCTCGATGACCAGGATGGTGTGGGGGTGTTCCCCGCGCTTCAGGGTGTGCTGGGAGGGCATCAGGAAGTGGAGATGCTTTGGGTTGTCGTCCAGGAACAGGCCGAGTTCCACTAGGCAGTCCTGGATCCCCTTGAGCCCTCCGATGAGGTTCGCGGTGTCGAGGGTTCCTCGCCCGTGGCGCTCCACCCGCAGGGACCGTGGCCCCGTGGCCTTGGGGATCTTCAGGAAGCCCTTGGCGGATCGAATGCGGGAGTGCCATTCGTTCTTGATTTGGTAGCGCTTCACCCAGTGCATCCGGTCGAGTATGTTCTGGCTGGGGCTGGCAGCATCGAGCCGGAGGGTCCATGTCATGACGCCACCCCTCCGCCATCCATGGCGTTCACTGCCATGGCGTGGGCCTCAGCCAACAGGGCCTCTGCCCTGGAGTAGTCCTCGGCGTGGAAGGCGTAGCGGGCCTCGTGGATCAGGTTGTCGAACCTGATGATCTCGGCGCTCATCGCCCACCCCACGCTTCATAGGCATCAATCAGATCTTGCCGAAGGTGCGGGTTTGGTTGATACTTGATCATGCTCGTTCTCCTAGTGAACGGGTTGTGGTTCAAGCCGCCGGGTCGCTCCGGCGGCTTTTTCGTGGCGGCCATAGATCGGGCCGGATGGTGGACTTGGGTATGCCTGTAGCCGCGCTGATCTTCACGGCTACCTCAGCCGTGGCGCGGGATCGCCCCGTAACGACGCACCAGAACTGAGAGTAGGACTTGAACCCGCAGATTTTCTGGAGTTCGCGGATTTGCATACGGGGGGGGAGGAGGGGACGGAGGTCTGTCATGGCCCACAGTATATGCCGAATAAAAAAAATGTCCACTGTGACGAAAGTCACTTGCATGTTCCGCCCATCGGAATAGAATTGCCCTTGCAGCACCCCGGAAGTCGCGGCTGACGGGCGGATCTTTGAGGGGGCCAGGTTGTGCCGGACTGGCCCCTGAAGATCCCACCTGAAACATCCGGCCCCACCACAACTCCATGTAGCGAACTCATGACCCAAACCACCGAGCAGAAAGCCCCGATGACGTTGCGACGATATACACCCGCAGAGCTCCAGACCGTCTTGGCTGACCACAAAAAATGGCTTGCGGGTGACGAAGGCTCCGTGGCGAACCTAGCCGCTGCAAACCTCGCCGGTGAGGACCTCTACATGGCGGACCTCACCAAGGCGGACCTCACCAAGGCGGACCTCAGCGGGACGATCCTCGCCAAGGCGAACCTGGCCGGGACGACCCTCGCCAAGGCGGACCTGGCCGGGGCGACCCTCACCGTGGCGAACCTCACTGGGGCGATCCTCGCTGGGGCGGACCTGGCCGGGGCGAACCTCACTGGGGCGATCCTCACTGGGGCGATCCTCACTGGGGCGAACCTTGCTGGGGCGAACCTTGCTGGGGCGATCCTCGCTGGGGCGAGATACGGCGATCAGAGGTTAGCCGCAGTCGTGGTCATGACTGGACTCTACAAGTACCAGTGCTGGGCCGCGATCACCACTGACGGCGTCCCCTACGTGCGCATGGGATGCCTCTTCCACTCCGTGGAGGAGTGGGACGCCATTGGCATCCGCAAGAGCAACGTTTCCGAGTTCCCCGATGACGGTAGCGCGGAATCCGAGGAACGCGCGGCGGCCTTTGAGATCACGAGGGCCAAGGCGCTCCGTATGGCTGAGGCGCACAGGAAGGAGCTGTCATGACCCCCTCCACGGAAGACGTTACTCGCACCACCGCCGTCGGCATCTTCGCGGAACTGACCGAGCTCTGCGACCCCGCGAACGATGACTGCCTTGCCGCGTGGGAGATGGCCCGGCAGAAGGCCGCCGAGCTCTACCACGCCATGGACACCGTGTGCGTCCAGATCCAGACCCGCCACGGCAACCGGCCCTCCGAAGTGCCCATGACCACGCAGATCTTCCTGGACCGGCTGCCGGGCTTCCGTGACATAGAGACCCCCGCATGAGCTCCCACCGATGCGAGTCCTGCGGTGGGACGGGCAGAGCGCCGGCGAATTCCCCTGTCTCCTCCTGCCAGTTCTGCGGAGGCCACGGATGGATCGTTGACCGCATGACACAACCCACCCAACCCATCCCCACCACCATCCCACATTCCGCCTAGGAGCCCCGATGCCTGAAGTTCTCACCCCCGAAATCGTCCCAGCCGAGCAGGAAGCCAAGATCGCGCTGGAATCCGCGATGCAGGTCGTGACCCGCGCCAAGGCCGTGGTCGTGAAGTCCGACGATGATTACCGCGCCGCGGACAGCGCCTGCGCCGCCATCAAATCCGAGATCAAGAAGGTGGAGGCCCGCCGAGACGAGCTGGTCCGCCCCCTGAACACTGTGGTCAAGAAGATCAACGCCGGGTTCAAGGACGTCACGGCAGCCCTTGAGCAGGCCCTGGACGCCTACCGCCGCCCGATGACCACCTATCAGGCGGAGCTGGCCCGCCTGCGCCTGGAGGCCGAGACAGCCGCACGGAAAGAACGGGAGCGCCTGGAGGCTGAGGCCCGCGCCAAGGCAGACGCTGAGATCGCCGCTGCCAAGAAGGCCCGCGAGGAGGCCGATGCCGCCCGCGCCGCTGCTGAGGGAGGTGATCCCTTCGCCGCCGTCCTCGCAGAGCAGTATGCTGCCGAAGCCGAGGAGCGGGCCCAGGCCCAGGCCGAGGCCGCCCGGAAGGCGCTGCGGGACATGGCCGCGATAAACGTCGAAGCCGTAGCTACGCCCAAGGTGACGGGCGCTGCCTCGAAGACGTTCACCGTCTGGGACTTCGAGATCACAGATCCCGCTCTGGTCCCCATGGCCTATCGCCCCATCGACCTAGCGGCCCTGGCTCGGGACGTGAAAGCCGGCAAGGACCAGTGCCAGATCCCCGGGGTCCGGGTGTTCAGCAGGGTGGAGGTGAAGTGATGACAACCCGTAAATTCACCCCCGAAGAGATCGCCCTGGTTCATCGGACCTTCATGGATGGCGCCAGCAAGGATGACGTGGCCCTCTTCATAGCCACCTGCGAACGGACCGGACTGGACCCGTTTGCCCGCCAGATCATGCCGTCCAGCCGGAACACCAACCGGAACGGGCAGTGGGTCACGATCTGGACATGGCTCGTCACAATCGATGGACTACGTAAGATCGCCGTGGATTCCGGCGACTATGAGGGACAGGAGGGCCCCTGGTGGTGTGGGAAGGACGGCGTATGGCAAGAGGTATGGGCCAAGGATGAGCCCTGCTTCGCCGCCAAGGTGCTCGTCCACCGGAAGGGCTTCCGAACCGGCCTTTCTGGCATCGCCAAGTACGACAGCTACGTCCAGAAGAAGAAGGACGGCACCCCCAACCAGGTATGGGCCACGCTCGGCGACCACATGACCGCGAAATGCGCTGAGGCCCTGGCCCTTCGCCGCGCCTACCCAAATGAGATGGCGGGGCTCTACACCTCGGACGAGATGGCCCAAGCTGGCTTCGATCCGACTCCTACCCCAGACCTGAAGCCCCTGAATCATACCCACGACGCGCCACCGCCGCCCCATCCCGAAGCCTGGAGCATCGAAGCCCTCAGCGAGTTCGAGGGCATCCTGGACCGCGCCTACACCGCCTTCAGGGCCGCCGGGATGAAGCCCGCCTATGACGAGTTCGCCGCGAAGTGGAAGGCCGCGCAGAAGGCCAACCCGCCCCAGGAGACGCTGACGAAGTTTGAGGAGGTGGTGGTGAAGCTGGAGGCCGCCGCGAAGAAGAAGGCCCAGGATGTCACGGGGCCGGTCGCATGACACCGCGCGAAGCCCTCTCCGCCCACATCGCCCAGCGCCCGGAAATGCCGCGCCCGTTTGACCCTACCAGCACAGAGGCCATCGCCTGGCAGCGGGCCATGCAGCGGTGGGTTGATACCAAGGATCGTCTGGAGTGCGCCGTCTCTATGGATGGGATCACCGTCGAATTCGAGCGGCAAACCCCCGTCGTTACTCCCCGCGCCGACTACATCTACCTGGAGCCCATAGGCCGGAAACGCAAGAGGCCCGCCTGGTCCGGGGCCACACGCGAATACAACCGCCAGAAGGCCAGAGAGTCACGGGAGCGCCGCCGGGCCGCGATCCGGGAGGCCCTGGAGGAAAGGGGGCCACGATGATCCTCGCCGTTCTCGCTCTCCTCTGGGCACTCGGACTCGCCGTGATTCTCCGTGACCTCGACCGGAAGCAGTCGGCACGGATGAAGGCGGCCCGCAAGGTGCGCCCCCTGACGCGGGACGAAGAAGCCGCCCGTGATCTATACCGGAAACGCGACCGGGACCGTGTGGAGGCCCTACGCTCCACCCGCTACGCCGAACAGCAGATGTGGGAGGCGCGTAGAAACGAGGCCGAACACATCAAACACGTGCGGGACCTCCGCCTGCTCTGGGATGAACGGGTGCCCCGTGCCTGAATCCAACCTCGACTACCAGTTCTGTATCCTCTGCCTGTTCCTTTTCGGTCTGATGGCGGCCCTGCTGCTGCCCACTCCCGACGAACGACGCAGCGGGCCCCGCACCCACGACACCACCAAGACCTGGCGGCATCCATGACGCTCACCGGCCCAACCGGTGACAAATTGTCACCAGTTGAAGAAACCCCCAACGCATGAGTTGACCGGCGCGGCGTGTCGCGTCCGAGTCGAACGACAGGTTAGGCGGCGAACACGAAAACGTAACAGGAGGAATCATGAAATTCCGGAAGAAGCCAGTTCTGATTGACGCGGAACTCTACGACGGGACCGCCGCAAGCGTTGAACGAGTGATGGAAATGGGGGGAACGCGGGGAATTAACAACAGCCCGGAAGGGCTTTACATCGTGACCCTTGAAGGAACGATGAGAGCAAACAAGGGCGACTGGGTTATCAAGGGCACTGAAGGGGAGTTGTATCCCTGCAAGCCTGACATTTTCGAGGCAACATACGAAGACGCCTAACGGAAAAGTTAGGCGGCCCGACGCAGTCGGGTCCGCTTGAACGAGGGGTTAGGCGTGAGACGAAAGGAGAAAAATGCCCTGCTCACCTATTACGGATTCATCGGGGAAACGTCGCATTGGATTCATTTGTTGTAGCCATGTTCATTATCTTGGACGTGGAATCTGGATGGAGTGGCACAGCTATTTGGGGCCGACTTTCTTCAGCGACAAGAATTGTCAAAAGTGGATTGAGGATTGGTATGAACGACCGCGAATCGTGGATGCTTTCGAGAAGTGGCAGAAGGACAACCTTGACGCCTAACGCCTGAGTTCAGCGGCCCCAACAGGGTCCGCTGGAATGAATGGTTAGCCGACAACCATTGAAGATCGGCACAACTGAAAGGGTTCCCCATGCATTACCGAAACGGCCGTGAGGCCAAGAACGGCGACAAAGTGATCCAGCTCGAATTCGGTGACGCCAAGCCTATCGCCCTCGGCGTCCTCCATAGCGCCGTCGCGGGAAACGACCACTGCAACGGCCTGATCGCCCCGATCCAGCCCACCAACCAGGGCGCCTGCCTCTGTGACTGCATCCACATGGATGACCTGGAGGCGCTGCTGAAAGGGGCCGGGCTGGACAAGCGCCCGGAGGGGAAGTAGCCCTCAAGCCGCCGCTGGTTCATCCCGGCGGCGGCTAACAGACCCAGCTAAGCGGGACAGCCGAGCACAATTTAAAAAGGAGAGCGACCCATGAGTGATGAAGAAAAGAAAATCGACACCGACGAACGGCTGGCTCCGCTTGAGCGCGTGGTTAGGCGCGGGGACATTGTTACCGTGCGGAAGGGGGCGGAGGTAAGGACTACCCATCCCAAAAGGGATGGCTACATTTTGAAGCGAAGCCAAAAGGTGAAGGTGTATTTGTTTCTCGAAGAATGGGAGTGCGATGGGAGATCCCACCACGCTGAAATTAGCTGGGCTGGAAGTGGGGGATATTGGTGTTATGCCAAGCTATCGGATTGCGCCTAACGCCCGAGTTCAGCGGCCCCAACGGGGTCCGCTGGAACGACTGGTTAGTCAGCCGAACAGAAATGATGGAGTTGCCCATGATTGCCGCGTTATTTGTGGAAAAGAACGGATGCTACTTCGGCCTGCCGGAAGTGGACCCGTGGGATGCCGAGCGAGACGCTAGGCTCTACGCCGGGCCTTACCCGGTTGTGGCACATCCCCCCTGCGAGCGATGGGGCCGGTTTTCGGAAGGCAGCATGACGCTGAAAAACAAGACCACCGGGGACGATGACGGGTGCTTCGCTTCCGCCTTGGCATCTCTTCGAGCCTTTGGTGGTGTCCTGGAACACCCGGCCCACTCGAAAGCCTGGGCAGCATTTGGAATCCCGAAGCCACCGAAAGCGGGTTGGTTGCAGTTCGGGGATAATGAGTGGACCTGTGAGGTAGAGCAGGGGCACTACGGCCATGTCGCACGCAAAAAGACTTGGCTGATTGTTGTGGGGCCGCAACCTCCCGAGTTGATCTGGGGGCCAGCCGATCAGCGTCTACCGGCCAAGCGGCTGGCAGAGAGAGGCTATGAATCAGCCAGGCGCTGCGGTGTTGTGGCGTATCAGAGCCAGAAGCAACGGCAGAGGACTCCGCGCCAATTCCGGGATCTCCTACTTTCAATTGCCGGTTCATCCCAAACGTGTGTTGAGGCTGGCTAACGACACCAGCTAACCGGCCCCGCCGTGGGCATGGAGAGGAAACGAAATGGACGAACACACTATGCCTTTCACAGCAGGGCCAAAGACGGTTGGGGCGGGGTCCGGGTTGAGCGATGGGTTAGGCGCGACTAAGAACGCATGGGCAGGCAACCCGATCCAGTCCGAGAAAACAAGGAAGGCCGTGGTGCGGAGGATGAGCGCCTTTGCGTATGAGCATGAAGCTGTCGGCGCGTCTGTTCCTGTCTGGGTCGTTGACTACATCGCCATTCTCGAAAAGGAACTTTGCCAGGAACTTGAAAATCACTCGTGTATCTACCCGAACGGCGATGGGGCATGCCGTTGGTGCAAACGATTGGCCGAATTGAGCGCCTAACTTTAATTTGGGCTAACAGCTAGCCCGCCTATCGCGCAAAACGCGAACCATGAAGGCCAGATGTTGCCCACGATGCCTGACCCTCACCGGGGACCCGGAAGATGGGTCCGTCCACACCTGCTCGCCGACCAATGCGTGGCAGTAACTGGAGGCCAGGATCGCGGAACTGGAGGCCAGGATCGCCGCCATCCTCGGCACAGAACCACGGGCTTAACTGCCTGACTCAAGGGCGCCCCCCCCCAGAGCCTCGATCAGCCCTTGGGGAGTCCACCGGCAAGGGCAGCATCACAGCCATACTTCGGTGTCGATGACGATGCTGACATAGGGAGCCGTAATCGTCGCTGAACTCGTATTCTGGAAGTAGATCGTGAGTTGGTTTGTGGTGATCGCTATCGTTCCAGTGGCGGTGACCGATGCCGACAGGTTGTAAGTCCCAGTGCCCCCTGAACCAGTCCCAAGAGAGCTGATGGTTAGGTTTGCAGGCGCTCCTGGGTAGCTGATCATCTGGCCAACGGCAAAACCAGACCCGGAGGTGATGGTCATGACGGACCCAGTTATCGAGCCGGTTCCAGAGGCAGGCTGAGAAGCCCGCGCCTGTGCCACGATCCTCAGGTCCGTGCCACTCACGGCTTGGCATTGGCAGGTTATGTAGCCATAGGAAGGCGGCATCACGCCGATGGGCAGAGTGGCAGATACATAGGAATCGGCAGAGATATTCGCCAGGGTGGCCGAGTAGGCGAAGATATACTTGCCAATTTTCACCCGCGCCGATCCGGTATTGTTTTCAGTGATTGAACACCCCATGCCAATCGCGGACCACTTGCCGTTCTGTGGGGCTGCGAAATCACTGTTTATCATCACACCACTAGATGATGTGCCGAAAGAAACAGGGTTGGAAAAAGCCCTGCAATTCGAGTAGGTATTATTCGTCGCACTATTATTTATGTTGAAGGCCAGTTTGTTCGGGCGGGTGGTACCCACCTTGATTCCGTCGAGCATAGACTGGTGGCAGGTCAGACCCGTCGTTTGTCCAATTGTTACCGCCGCGTGACCGGTCCCATTCGTGGCGGTCGTGGTATCCTCCAGATAGCAGTTCTTTAAGGTCGCGCAGTCCATACCGAGGATGACCAGATCGTCCAAGCATTGTTCAGTGTTTAGGCCGTCTACCTGGAACACATCGCCATCGATCACCAGCCCTCGCCCGGAATACCACGCTTCGATATTGGAAATCTGGCTTGCATTGGCTTCGGACAGGTTAACGATGTCCCCGCAGAAGTGGCCGACCACATTCTTAATGCTTGTCCAGTATGGGCTCACCCCCAGCATTCCCACCTGGAGCCCGGAAAATTCAACATCTTGAATGGACGCGAGGCCCTGTCCGAAAACAATGCCGAGCAGATTATTTGTTGGAGGAACGAAAGTCTGGGCATCCACCGGGAAGTAGGGGCCTCCTACACTATTCGCTGTAGTATTTCCCCAGTTGTAACGGGTTCCATCCATCAAATAGGGGGTGATGATCCGAAGGCCCTTGACCGTGCCTTTCCCAAGATACATCTCAAGGTTGTGCTCAATGACTGGAGTGAGCACTGATGGCGTCCAGGAAGCAACCAGGAAAGCGCCCGAGCTAAATTCTAGGTTGATCGCCTGACAATTTGCTCGGTTGGCCGCATCGTTCGTAGCATTCGGCGTAGGGGCGCCCATTGGAAGCGTTCGCGTGGCCCTGGAGGTGTAATCCGCCAGCGTGTAGCGCGATGCGCCGACACTGAGCATCCCTGTGATTTTGTAGAAGCCTTTGGGAAACCAAAGCGTTCCGCCGCGGAGAAGCACTCCGTTGATAGCGCTCTGCACGGCGGCAGTCACATCTAGTGTGAGGGTTCCTGCGATGACATCAGCGATCTGAGCTGCTGTGAACCAACGAAAGACGCTGATAAATTCCGTGTTGACCTGGTTCTGCGTCGTCGCCACCGCCCCCGTGAACGGTGCCTTGTATCCCACCATACCCGCGCCCTGGCCGGTGCCGGTGGCAGCGAGGTCTGTTTTCTTGACCGAAAGAACAAATCCAGCATTGAAGCTAGTGATCTGATCCACCGGCCAGCCCGTGACCGGAGTTCCAATGGAGTCCGTCAGATCAATCTTGTAGGTCAGTGTGTCACTAAGCAGAAAGTAGGTGGCCCCATTCGCGTCTAGCGTCAGCGGGTTTGCCAATGGGGTGGTTCCGTCCGCAGCGTATGCGGCTTGTGGAGTGGTCGTCCCGGCAGCGTAGAAATATACCTTGCCACCGGGCAGAGGCGCACCGGCGACAAGCGGTTGGAATCGGATCATAGGCGGAAGCGTGGCGGTCATGTGGTCTCCGGCTTAGTTCTGGGCGATGGTTGAGTCTTGTTCGCCTGCGGCCTTGGGTATGGTTTGGAGTGGCATGATGTTCTTGGGGGCAGACGCAGGTCCAAGGACACGGGGGAGATCCTTCTGGATTAGGCTTTCCATCGCTGAGCTTCCAACCGGAGTATCAGATGCCGCAAGCAGAAGCCGCTTGCCAAGGTTGGAACTGAATAGTTTGGTCAGTGCCCGTGCTGAGGCTACGGATAGCGCAGGAGCCACCAAGCCCGCAGGATGGCCCAACATGGCCCCCCCAATGGCTCCAACACCTTCCCCTGCCATGAGCGTCTGAACCAGCCTCTGACCGTTTGTGGGGTTCTCTCCCACCTGTCCAGACCGTTGAATATGGCGCATCAGGTTCGTGAATCCGTCCAACTCGAACTTGTCCTGACCCTTGAAGAATACGCCAGAGGCATCCTTCACTTTCTCAAGGCTCTGGGCGAACTTAGCGGGGCTGAATGGTTGGGCTCCGTCCGTGGCACTCGTGAAGGCATCCTGGACCATCTGAGCTCGCACAGCGGCCCGGCCATCGGAGTCCAGGGCGTCGTAGAACTTCTGCGCTCGGTCACCCTTCCCGGCCTGAATGAATGTTCTATAAATCTGATCTGGCTCGGATGACTTCACAGCCGAAGCAAGCGCCTTGTCTTTGAATGGGATTACCTCATTTTTGTAGATCGAATCCGCACGCTTTGCGGCTGAGGCGAGGTCAGGCCCATTAGTTGTCGTGAAGGCGTTCAGATCACCCTCGATGGCATCCTTGACACCTTGAAGCACCTGGACACCCTTAGAACCCGTAGCCGCATTCGTGCCCTTGTAGTAGTCGGAGATCATGGAGCCTAGGTCAGAGCGGAGACCACGGACGCCGGTGTAGGACAGGTCAACTCTTGGCGTATCGTCAACCTGAACCGGGATGGATCCACCCGGCCTATTGGTGCTAATTCGGAAATCCATACGACCGTCCGGGAATTCATCATCCAAGACCAATTTGCTCGGGTTCACCTTCACCGGCACCACCGTCCCATCCCCGTAACCCGTTCCCGCCTTAGCTGTGGTCAAGTAAACATCCGGTTCACCGGCTGATGTAAGTCTCCCAGACGACTTAATGCCTTCCAAACCTGTCTTTGTAGTCCCATGATAAAGCGTTACGGTCCCATCAGGATTTAACGGAAGCCCAGTGGCCTCATCAATGGCACCTGGCATGCTTGACTTGATGCGTGTTTCCATCTTGTCCAGTAGCCCAACCAAACCTTGATCTGGGACCACAGCAGAGGCTTCTTGAGCCTTGAACTTCTGGATGGCCTTCAAGGTTTGGTCGAGCGGAACTTCGCCCTTGCCCTCTGCAAGTCTGCCCACCTCGTCATAGGCGGCCTTGGCACTGGCCTTGGCTGTTGCTAGACGGTTGGCAAGCCCCTGCTGGATCTTGGTGGACGCATCCCCTTCGATGCCATACTGATCAAGGATCTTCTGGGCCGCATCCCGTGCTTCTGCCTGCTGCGCCACTCGCTGGGTGACCATCCCAGAGCCAGGAACGGACTCAGCCAGCACCGCGGTCTTGGCCATCCCACCAGGAGGCACCAGATCAGGGGCCAGGGTCCGAACGCCGAACCGATCCCCTAAATCCTGGATGGCCTGGGCCTCGGGAGCCATGGGGCGCGCCAATTTCGATGCTACGCCTCCCACGACTTGCCCAGCAGCCCCAAGGCCACCACCAACGGAAGCTCCTAGCTTCGCTTCACCGAGTTTGCGGGTCCAGTAGTCTGTCGGCGATGTGACGCCCGTCTCAGGCGTCAGTGCAGGTGCGGCAATGGCTCCGGTAGCCGATGCTTTGCCAATCGCAGCCAGGGCGGCGCGGACCTTCTGGGCAGCACTCAGGGCTTCTGGGGCAGCAGACGAACCACCAGAAGCCAGGAACGGCGCGGCCTGCCCAATGGCCTCCATGATGGGGTGATCCCCGAAGTTCTGCCGCTGGAATTGGTCGTATTGCTCCACTGGCCTATCCATGGCGTTGGAGCCTAGAACATGCGCCCCAAGCTGGGCAGCAGCCATGCCGCCCTTGACAAGCCCTCCACCCATGGCTCCCAGTGGTTCAGGGATGATCTTGCCCATGAGTCCCTTGGCCTTGTCTGCGTTTGCCTTCGTTACTAGTTCATTGGCGAAGGTATCCATGAATGAGGTTGGATCGTTCGGCGTGGCCCCGGCTCGCAGGCCCTGGCCATTGAACCAGCCGGGTTTGCCAGTGTTCCCCTGTTCTGGGCCGAACCAAACCATGCCATCGTCGCGCTGGACAGACTGCTTCCCGTTGCCAAGGTCAATGGGCTTGACTTTGAATCCGTAGGGGGTTGGCTGGAAGTCGTTCACCGGCTCCGTAGGCGTCTGGAACTTAGTCCACGGGCCAGCAGGCGCTTCCTGCGCTGGTTCCTGAAACTTCTCCCAGGGGCCACTCATAGCTTCTTCCAGCTCTTGGGATCTTTCGGGTCACCACCATTGAACACATATCCATCCATGACTGTTCCGGGCTTAGGAGAACCCGAAGGCCCCGCCCCATGAGCATTGGCCACATTCTTGATGGCTTCTGGACTCAGCCGCTTCATGTCGAGGATAGACTTCCCGCCGAAGGCGTTCTTGTGCTCGATGTCCAATGCCGACAGCTTGCCACCCATGATCTTGTTGGCAATATCAATGGCCCCGCTGATCTGGGCATTGCTCCCATTGGTCGGAAACATCTTCCGGGCTTCGGCAATTTCTGCGATGGTAGGCTGGCCACCACCAGAAGCAACCTTAGCGATTTCAGTCGCCAGGAATGTGGCAACCGAGTCGAAGTTAGTCGCCTCGTTCTTGCCTAAGTTCACCCCGATGGCATTGCCGAGCTTGTTGGCCGTCACCCAATCACCATTCCTGAGTGCTTCCATGGCAGGCTTTAGGATATTCTCAGTGTGGTCGGAGGCCGTATTGATGGCGGTGATGATCCTGGCGTTAGGCTTTCCGGCAGAGAATGAGAGTTGCCCCTGCTTCGCGCTCTCGAACTTGCCAGGTAGGACAGCGGGGTCTTCCCCACGGTCCAGCATGATCTGCTGAGCATCTGCCGTATCGCGAAGGGCATTTGGATCTCCACGGGTGGGCTTCGGCACCGGGACCAGCCCGTCAGCAATCATCTGTGCGCGTGGTGATCGCTTGGCGGGGTCTGTGGATGGCATCCCGCCACCAACCTGGACCATTCCCATGGACGCCCTTGGGTGGGCCTGGAGGTAAAGTTTCATGGCTTGTGGATCAGTGGGGGCAAGTCCCATGTCAGCGGCGAATTTCCCGAAATCAGACTTGGCGTGTTCTGTTTCCGCAAAGTCCTGTTTACGGGTTGCAAGCGCCTGTTCAGCCAGCTTCAGTTGACGATCAAACGATAAAAGACCATCCATTCGCTGTTTCTGTTTCACGGGGTCAAACACATCTTCATCTGATGCGCCCGCATTAGCGGGTAATGGCCTCCCCGTTTTCTGAGCGAAAGCCTGTGCATTAGCCAGGGCCTCCGCCTTGACTTGGGGCCAATTATCAGGATTGGCCTTTGAATAGGTCTGCCACTGCTGATCCTTGAACGCATTCAGTGCTTCAAGATCAGCCTTGGCTGCCTCATGTTGTGCCTTCACATTCTCAAGGTTCCCGAGCTGCATCTTCTGGGCCGCCTGAGCAACCCCAGGGCTAACGCCATACTGGTTCCTGAAGTCAGCCGTGTCCTGCATCTGTTGCTGCTGAATCTGGTTCTGATTCATCGCCGCACGAAGGCTCTGGGCCTTCATCATGGAGGCGACAGGATCATACTGCCGGGATGGATCGGCATTGGCGAGGATGATGCTAGGATCGAGGGCCATTAGATCACCACCCATTCGCCCAGTCGAACTGACCTGATCCTGTGCCGATGCCGCTGTATTGGCCAGACGGGGCACCGCGGTTCTGCATCGTGTTCCAATTGTTGTAGTTCATCCACGAATTGAGCCCATTGGAAAGCGCCCCGGTCCCGGCAGTCCAGGCGGCGGCATTGGCATTGCCCGCTCCGATCTGGTTGTTTGAGACCTGGTTCGCCATGTTCGCCCCAAGGCTTCCCACCTGCTGGGTCGCCGTTTGCCCCGTGCCTGCCACACCAGCCAAGCGATTGTAGAGGTTCGTCTGGTCCGTGACGTATCGGTTATAGGCATTCCCGTATTCCTGAGATGCCATGCCCTGACCGTAGGCGTCCAGCGCCTTCGCCTGGGCACCGCTGAGGGTCATTCCACGGGCCGACCCGCTACGCTCAAGCGCCTTCTGGCCCTCCGCAAGCCGGAAAGCATAGCCTGGATCGGCCTGCCAATTTGTCTGGCTGAACGGCGTGCTGAGGCTCCCATACCCGCCCAAGGCTGGATTGATTGAGCCTTGAGAGTTCCCGTAGCCTTGAGGGTTCCCGTAGCCCTGGAATTGACCATCCCCGACTCCATCTGGACCTTGGCCACCGCCCTGCCCGTAGTAGGATGTAGGGTCATCCATAGACATTTGATTGGCCATGCCCCTTGGCCGGTTTACGAAATCCCTTGTGCGGGGGCCACCACTCACTAGTCCACCATTCACCGAACCGCCGTTCATGGCGGAACCCATCGAACCATTCCCGTATCCATAGCCAGGGAGGCCCAACAGGTAGGCCATCTGGTTCCCAGCCGCGTTGCCACGGTTCATCCACGGCATCTGGTCCTGGCGGGACTGGTTGTATTGCGCCATCTGAGTGGCGTTAGCCTGATTCGCGGCGCCAGTCTGTGCCGAGGCAGCGTTCTGAGAACCAAGATACCCAAGGAGGGCGCTTCCCCCGATTGCAACGGCCACCCATGACATTAGGCACCTCCATCAATAATTTGTCGTTCCAGTTCATCTAAATCAGTTAAGTTCAGTGGATTAGGATGGACCGTCACGAACCGCGTGTCCTCCAATGCATAGATCAGCCGCTTGGTCCCTGGCTTCGTGGCGAAAAACTGCCCCGCAGACAATTCCTTCTGACCCTCCTCACTGATTACAAGGAGCCTGCCAGTTGGGATGAAGCTGAAGTTCCCCTGCTTATGCGTCTTGGTGACGATCAGAGACCCCTTTGGATTGAAAATCTCCCGAGCGTATTGCCCTTCATTGAAATGGTGGGTCAAGGGCTGTTCTACCTGCGGGAACTTCGCCATTTGATCTTCCAGCGCCGCGATAGCGTCCCGCCGCGCCTCTGGTGTCACAGCCTGCATGAGCACCCGAAGCGCCTCGATGACCGCGCTATGCGGTCCAGACTGGACATAGGGGGCAGTGAACAGCATCAGACGACCTCGATCCCGGAACCCTGGACGGTCACCATGCTCGTCACATCAGCCAGGGCCTGGATCGTGTCCCCGGCAGAGAGAACATGCCCCTCGGCCTCGAATGCCTCGTATGTGGCTCCGGGACCAATGGGGAAGGCTTTGGTGAGGATATTGGTCACGCCAGCAGAGCCACCCGATGGGACCAGATACAGCGTCATAGTCCGTGCGGTGGTGTCGCTGTTCGTGAAGGTCAGCTTCGTGATTCGGGCCTTCGTGTTCGCCGGGACCGTGTAATAGGTCGCAGCGGAGGCGGTCAACTGGGCTGGGGTGATGAGTTTCTTAGGGGTGACAGACATGGACTCTCCTACTTGGTCATGATTGAGCGGGAACCAGCGGTATCAGCTTCGTAATGGACACCGAATGAGATGGCAAAAGGGTTCGCATCAGGGTCGGGGTTGGTCACCGAGGCAATCCGGCGAATACGCATGATCAACTGAGCACCAATGCGGATATTCGCACCGCTGATCGTGGCGACATGACTGACGCGGTGGGTCCGGTCAGGCTGCGCAGCCGGAATGCTGAACTCCGCAGATACAGTCGTGGACGTTGTGTAGGCTGTGACCCCAAAGGCACCCTCAACCGGGTTGCAGAGCGTGTATTCGATCTCCCACTTCACGCCCCGGACAGTCGCGTCATTCAGCCCACCCGTTGCCCAATGGACATGCAGCGAAAGGTCTGTGCCTTCCTTCCAGTCGTGCAGCAGTTCCTGGGATTCCAGATACAGGTAGTCATTCACCGCAAACTGGAAGGCGTTCAGGTTCCCGACCAAAGTGGCCCAGGTCGGGGAGTTCACCGCAGGCTGCTTCGCCGCGCTGATGCTTAGGTTCCAGTCGTTCCATGTGGTGAGGTGGTTCCCGGTTGGTGCCGGATCGACCAAGAAATAGGCCGACTGGTCATCCATCCGAGCCTGCGCCAATGCTTGCATCGGGTCCGATTGGAGGTCAGACAGGGCAGCCCGGGCCATCAGATCGGCGGTCTGTCCGTCATCCGACAGAATCTGAGCGTCATCGTATGGGGTGTTCGTGTAGCCTCCCAGCTTCCGGGTCAGCGTCTGGAACCATGTGATCCACGGCGAGGTCATGCCGCCCGCAGAGTCCAGCAGAGGAGACCAAGTTGGAGCGGGAGGCAGGAACACCGCCTGAGCGATGGCCTGCGTCGTGGCTGTGGTGGTCTGTTGGGTGCTGGTGGTGCTTTGTCCAGTGATCGGGTCAGGGATAGAGGTTGAGACATTCCCCCCTACCGTTGGAACTGGACCCCACCCGGCGGGACCGCTGCTGGTAGGGTCTGAGTCGCTAGGCTGGATGATCTTGATAGCCATCAGGACACCCCAGGAGTCGCGTCGAGTTCAGCCCCAAGGATCGTCACAGCCACCGGATCTGAGACACGGACCTCGAATACCCGAGTCCTGGACTGTCCCAGGCGCCTCCAGATGACCCGCTTGGCGTATTCACCGATCTTCCCAAGACTCCTGGCCTGTGGTGTGCTCCAAGTGTTCCCGAAGTCATCCGAGTAACGGAGCTCCACCTGCGGGTCAATCCCCACAGCCGGGGAACCATCCAACCCAACCCCCACTTGAGACATGAGCTGGAACTTGCTAAAGAAGATCCGACGGCCATCAGCAGACAGATGTGGAGCCCTGCGGAGCCTCACCAGAGGATTCCCATTGTCTGTGAAGGTATTGGAATCCAGTGCGTAGATATTCCCATTCTGGTAGTCACCCACGCAATGCTCATTGAACCCAAAGGCATAGCACTCAGCCCGATGCCTCTGGAAGTTCCCATCGGAACCTAGATAGGCCCGTTCATGCCACTGGCCCGTGCTGATATCGTAAACCCATGAAGTGTTAGCATTTGGGAAGTTAAGCACATAGAAGGCATGACCGTCTTTCTGGTAGGCCCAGGCCGTTGCGCTCGACAGGTCACCATACCCCTGGATCGCCAGCTCAACGCCATGATTCGAGACACGCTTCGGCTGGTAGCCCTGGGCTTGCCAGACGATCCCCGCTCCATTAGGGCCGCCGCCGACCCACATGATCGTATTCGAGAACCGAAGGGCCGTGCTGGGGGCTGAGCACCCATACTCGATGTATGCCCCATCAATTCGGGAGAAGGTAGAGTCGCTTCCAGAGTTCCAGAACACCTCGATGGTCTTGGCGCCGAACACCCACAACTGCCGGGCATTGGAAAGCACCGCCACGGTCGCATCCGGAGAACCCTCAGCCGTGATGAAGTTCAGCGCATCATAGGTCAGGCCATCGTAGAGGTTCGACCAGAAGAACTGACCAGTGCCTGGATTGTTGCAGATGAAGTAGCCGTCCTGGAAGGTCACCGTATCAGCGCCAGGGAACGATGCACTCGTGATCTGGGTCAGCGCCCCCGTGCTGAGGCTCACGATGTAGCCATGGGAACCATCCACGATCATCAACTGGAGCCCGTTGTCTGCCATCGAGACACGGCCCGAACTGGTCAGCAGGTCTCCGACCTTGACGAAGGTCCAGTTCAGGCCAACCCGATACACCTCGGATCCACTTACCACAGCCATGCCACCTGTGGAGGCCACATAGATCCCACGGATCGGCCCCGTCCCGCAGGTACCAAGCAAACGCAACCCAGGGGCACTGATCAGCGCACCAATCTCCCCGTCTGCCTGGTTCTGTGATTCTGTGATCTGCGGATATAGGTTCACGCACCGCTGGCAGTCTATGGAGACCGGCTGGAGGGTATAGGCTCCTCCGATGAACCCCTTGATCCTTGTCATCAGTAAGTCGTCTTGGCGTATTTCTTCATGATCTTCTTGTCCGCCTTGAGATCAGCGGGTGAACCTTCCTTGATGCCCTTGGCCTTATCAATCAGTTCGTCCGACTTCTTCGCCTTCTTTGGGGCATTCTTGGGGATACCGATCTCTTTCTTCATTTTCCCCGTCCTTTCCCGCTCTTCCGAGCCACATTAAGTGCGATGGCCACAGCCTGCTTCTGTGGCCTGCCTGCGGCCACTTCAGTCTTGATGTTGGCTGAGATATTCTTCTTGGAACTGCCCTTCTTGAGTGGCATAACGCCTCCGGTTACCGATCAACCTGCAAACCACCTGTCGCAATCGCCACGGAGCGGCCGCCACCAAACCCGTCGAAGGACGCATACAATGGGTCCACATTGAGAGATTCCAGCGCGGCCTTGGCTGAGAATGCACGCTGCTGGAGCGCAGGCCCAACCTGGACCCCGTAGGAGTTCGACAGGGCCATACCGAGGTTCGTGACCAGGGCCTCCTCATAGCCCAGTGGCAGAACCACCGTATCGTTGAGGCTGGCAAACTCATTCACACGGCCCCAAGAGTAGATCACCATCTGAACCGTGGAATCCTGCGGGACAGGCCAGCAGAAGACCGTATTCAATGGGACATTCCCGGTGATCCATATTTTCGTTGGGAAGGTGCTGGGTGTGGTCTTCACCGCCACATCGCGCCATTCCTCATCCGTCAGGATCTGGACAGGGATTTCAATGGGCCGCTCCGTGTTCACCAGCACAGCGGCCATCTGGATTCGTGCGGGGCGTGGAGCGTTCCAAACTCCACCCGTGCCGAGGGTATAGGATGCGGTCCCAGCTACCAGGGGATACAGGTCACGGTTGACCGTGTAGACGCTCAGTTCCTCAGTGGACCACTTCTGAACCATCCGATTCAGCACCCGCAAAGCGTATGCCCCGTCCTCAGCGGTCATCGCATCGGCGGGGCCATTCGCTCCAATCTCAATCAGAGCATCTTGGCAGATATCCCGAACAGTCGCCACGCACCCTCCAAGAGATAGAGCCGGGGGAGAGCCTAGGCCCTCCCCCGTATTGCGGTTCGACTAGGCTTCGTCGCAGTTGCGGAGATCAATGAAGAAGCTGACATTGCCCTCAACGAAAGCCGTGACACCGGTGGCCTTGAGCTGGATCTTGGTTCCAGCAGGATAGATCGGCGCGTTGACGCCCTGAGCAGTGGCGGGGGCCAGGATGATCTTGCCCAGGGGGGTAGCCAGCGCGGTGGTCAGAGCCACGGAAGCGCCGGGAACGGCCACAGCCGAAGCCGTAGGGCCAACATACAGGCCGAAAGTAGCCTGTTTCCCGGCGGTGGAAGCAATGGTGGTGATGGCAGTTCGGAGGCCGAGAACCTGGAAGCTGAAGGGCACAACATAGTCAGTCAGCACATCAGCATTGGCCGTAACCGCAGCGAGTGGCAGATTGACCGGGATGGTATGCATGCCTGCAACGGCAACGCCATCGCTGGTCGGGTAAGGGGTGGAAGACATGGGAGACTCCTATTCGATTGGTGGCAGAGGGGACCCGGCCCAGGGATCGCCCCGGGCCGGGGTATCAGTCCTAGCTGAGGACGCGGGCCGCGAAGGTGGGACGCAGCACAGACCATCCGAACAGAACATCCAAGCGATAAAGCTCAGTGTCCTGCGTGCCGTTATACCACTGGATCATGCGGAGGGGCACATTCAGCTTCTTCGAGCGAACGCGGGTGCAGTTCACACCCTCGGGTTTGGGAAGATCCACGCACACCAGGCCGAAGGCATCCTTGTGGAAGACCACATTGTTCGTGGCAACCGCAGAGGCGGCACCCAGGTAAGTGATCGCAGGAGTCCCGGAAGGAAGGGCAGTGATGTTCTGGAGGGGGCCGGAAGCGGCGGTATACATCGGGGGCTGGAAGGACACGGCGCTGTAGGCAGAGGCGGCAGTCACTACAAACTGCTGGAGCTGGCTAGTGGGCAGCTTAGAAACAGGGTTCACTTTGTAAACCCCGGCGATGGTGAAAATGTCTCCCACGGCCACATTGCCAGAGCCACCAGAGGCCACGATAGAGGTGCCACCTTCAGTCGCACCAGAAGAATAGGACGAAGTGCCAGCAACGCGAGTGCCAACGGCGCCGGAAGTGATGTTCTGATCCATCGAGAACTTGAAGCCACCAGCCAGGCGTCCCATCGTGCCGTTGCGATACTGCTCAGCGATGTCATCGTTGGGGTTGAACAGGGTCTTCAGACCGCCTACGATGCTGGACTGAGTGCGGGGCGCCATGATGGCAGACCACTCACCGTCACGGGGCACAGCAGCTTCATCGAGAACCGCGCCGCCATCCAGGAAACCCTGAAGATCGGTCATGGCCGTGCCAGGGGTGCCGGTGGCCTGGTAAATCTGGCTAACGAGGGCGGTGCCCTGCTGGTCAATCAGGTTGGCCAGAGGGGCGATCATGGGATTCAAGACATTCTGCTTGAACGCCTCACCGTCCTCCATGTTGAGTCGCAGTTCCTTGGTGGTGAACGCGATGTCTACACCGTACTGGCTGAGGGTAATGGGCTTGTAGCTGTCATTGTGGCCCTGGGGGTTGGCCACGGAACCCGAACGGGTGCTGTAGGTGCCAGGGATGCGGATGTTGCAGGAGTCGCCATTCTTCGCGCCATCAGCGCGGAACTGGTCGTCATACTGCCGGTTGACGAACTTGGTGAAGGTGAGGTTGTTTTCCAAGCAATCCATCGCCATTTTGGAGATGGAAGCTACATTGTTGAAGGCATTGGTAGCCATGTGTTTTCTCCGAGGGGCCGGTAGTTATCCGGCAAAGGAGTTGAGTTCAGTAGGACTCGATTCTCCCATCATCGCTGGGTCGTGGGGTTGATACCGCCGTGACCGGGCTGGGAGGTCGTGGTGCCTTGGTGACTGGAGCTGGTGCTTTCTTCTGTGCCGGAGGTGCCAACCGCGCTTCGATGCGCCCAAGTTCAAGGGCGGCTGCTACGGGGGCCATCCGGTTGATTCGCTGGTATTCGTCAGGGTGAGTAGCCAGGTGATAGGCAACCTCCCCGCCGATGGGCGATTCGTTCAAGACTTCCGCCACGGCGCGGGACGGTGCAGGGGCAGTCTCCAGAGCCTCATCGAAGTCCTCGAACTTCTCTCGGGCCTTGGAAGCCTTCTGCTCCCATGTCTGCTGGCGTTTCTCTGCCTCGATCATGGCCTTGGCTTCAAACCGGATGGATGCCTTCACCCATTCAGCATGGGTATCGTAATCTTCCAGCTTGGGTCCATCGGGACTGACCTGGATCGGGGCGGGAGCCTCAGTCTTTGAAGCCTGGAGAGCCTGAGACTTCCAGTACTCCTTTTCCTGGGCTTCCCTTGCGGCCTTCTCCTTCCATCGCTGAGATCCGGTCTTCTTATGGGGCTTCTCTTCACCCTCATCGTCCGTCTCGGTCTCTTCGGTTTCAGGTTTGGTCACAACTTCCGGCGGGGCCTCGGGTTCGGGTGGCACCTCGGGGACAACCTCAGGGGCCGTCTCTGCCTGTGCCGTTTCGATTTCAAGGTCGTCGGTCATGGTGTTCTCCTTGCCAGCAGGGACGCCAGCGGGTTAGATCAAGACGCCAGCAGCAGAAGGAGCCGCAAAGCGTGGTCATCGTCTTCTTCAATGGGTTTGGGCTTGGGAACCTTCACCCTCAAGGCAACCGCCGGGACCGTAATCCATCGGCTATGGTCAATCTTTGCCTTGAACACCCTCGCGGGTGTATTTATAGGTTCAATGGGGATTGTTTCGGAGGCGGGAACTTCCTCGTCTTCAACAGTAGGCCACGCAACCTCCAGATCCCACCGGCCCTCTGGAACCATCTCAGGCCTGCGCTTCCGTTTCCGCAGGTTGAAGATACGGAAGCCGCCTGGCTGGTTGTCGAATGAGCCGTCTGCGGAGGCTTGGACACTCCCAACCTGGCCAACAGCCTCCACACCATCCGGGAAGACTGTGGCATCAGCAGACGCACCACCAGAAGCGACCGGAGTCCCGACTGAGCCTGTGCCCTCAACACCCGAAACAGCGCGATTCGCAGCACCGGAACCAGTAGGAGATCCTATCGAGCCGGTTCCAATCACACCAGCCGGAAGGCCACTGACATTCGCTTGTCCAATGGCTGTAGGGGTGCCAACCAATCCTGTTCCAGATACACCAGTAGGAGTTCTGTTCGCGTCTGCCTTTGCAGCCGGGGTTCCTATATCCCCGCTACCGGAAACCCCCACTGGGGTTCTGTTCGCATCCCCTTTTGCCGAGGAAGTCCCAACTTGTCCGGTCCCAGAGACTCCCGACGGCGATCCGTTTGCATTAGCAGCACCACCAGAAGCCACAGGTGTCCCCACGGCCCCTGTCCCAGACACACCATTAGGGATTGCGGTGGCACTACTGCTTGAAGCCGCTTCCCAGAACTCCGACCCGGTCACGGCACCCAAAACCCCCGTATCCCGTAAGTTCTGAGCCGTGGCGCGGGTGGTCCAGAGCATGGCTACTTGGCTCCGATGGCGATGGAGCCGACGCTGGAGCCGGTGCTGGTCGTGGTCGTCCAATACATCGCATTTATGCAGGCATTTGCGCCGACTTTGGGCATCGCGAGCGCCGCGAAGTCCCTGGTGTCAGGGTAGTTTCCGACGGGGCTCATGAACGGCGCCAGCCTCTTAACCGCCGTGACGCCAAAACTTCCAGCGGTGCCCGTGGTGGCGCTGAGGGTAACGGAATCCACCGTCTTGATCCACTTGCCCACGGTTCCAGCGGGCGGCTGGATCGGGAGCATACGGTAGGCGGGCATGGAGGCTGCAACGGTGACGGACACGGACCCGGTGGAGGCATCGTTGTATGTCACGGCACAGGTGGCCGTGACGCCGGTGGAGCCCGTGGCCGTATACCACTCCAGATACCACTCCACATCGGAGTAGTCCGAAGCGCAACGCCCGTCGCTTACGGGAGAACTCATCACCGCGCCGGTGGACTGGGCCGTGGTCACGGTCCCGTTGAGGCCGCCCATGTGACCCAGGCGGTCAATCAACCATTTCCCCTGGCCCGTGGCAGTCTGGGTGATTGAGCCCCACAGCAGGCGGCAGGTGGCCGTTCCTGGGTTGATGTAGTTCGGGTTGTAGGACCCGAGCGTAGTGGCTGTCGGATTCGCCCACGCTCCGGGAGTCGCCCCCGCCGCAGGCGACCCGCCCTCCTGCCACCCGGAATACCAATTGGAGGCGACGGAGGTGAGGCCGGTCTTGAAGATGTTGAACCGCCCACCCGCACCGGAATTTCCGGCAGCGGCGAGGGCGGAGACTACATCGGAAGTGGTGGCGAAATCGGTCATGGCATAACCCAATCAATAGAACTGATAACAACCGTTTAGGTTATACGGATGACTGCGGTTGCTCCAGGTGCGGGTAACTGCAAGGTCCAGGTTCCGTTGCTGGAAGTGGCAGAGGTAAAGGTCAAGATAGCGATGATCTTATTCGATTTACTGCTGTTGTAGATC